ATCTTATCACATTCCTGGTTATTGATCACTTGGCACTGACAGGTTCTGAACAGAAGCTGGACACCAAGCATATCATGGACAGGATGAGTAAGTATGGCATTGTTCTCAGGAACATCTTCCATTGCACGACCTGCTTTATCCAGCAGTTCTCCACAGACCTGATGAGTTTCCATCGTACCAACAAGAAGAATCCACAGTCCATAGCGCCACAGCGACTTGATTTCGGTGATAGCAAGGCGACATTCAGGGATGCAGACCTGGTCTTTGGACTGGTCAATCCTGCCAGCTATGACTTTGACAAGTTCCACGGCTATACGCTGATGTCGGATGATGGGGAGAATCTTGGGGAGTGTTTCAGAGGCCTGTACCTGATGAAGAACAGGTACGGTATATCGAGCCGGCTGATACCACTCTTCCTCGATGGTCTTTCCGGTACTGTGTACGATCTGCCCATTGAGGGAAGTAATGTAATCGCCATGACACCATGGTATAACAAAGCAATAGAAATTGAAGCACTATGTCAGGAATTCTCGCCCTCCCAACAGCGCCAATAGCGCCCAGTAGGATCAATCCCAGAATCAGCATCTTCTATGGTCCGCCCAAGATAGGAAAGACCACAGAGGTTGCTAAGCTTGATCATCCCGATGACCCGAGTCACCGGGCAATGATCCTCGACTGCGAACGTGGTACTGAACTGATCACCTCGCTGAAGATACCAGTCAGTTCTATCAACGGGCAAACCAGCCTGAAACCAGATGGCAGTATTGATTATACCTCGATCGATGCTGTCTATGAATCCATCCTTGATATAGGGATGAAAGAATTCACCCGTACCGGGCAGAAGCCAAGGCCTCCGTACAAGTTCCTCATCGTGGACACCATTGACAAATTGGAAGACTACTGTGAAGTGACAGCTACGGAAAAGTACAAGCTCACCACTATCGGTTCGACCTTTAAGGGTAAGAGTGTACTGGAGCTTCCGCAAGGTGCCGGGTACTATCACATGAGGTTGGAAGTTGTATATCAAATTGACCGCCTTGCTACGATCTGTGAGCATCTGATACTGATCTCGCACATCAAGGACAAGGTTATCAATAAGGGAGGGATAGATGTCTCCGTGAACGACATCTCCCTCACAGGAAGACTCGGTGCTATTGTATGCGCGAAGGCGGATATCATCGGGTACATGTATCGTGAACCAGGTAAACCGGGCCTACAGGTAAGCTTTGAGACCTTTGAGAACAATGTAATGGGTGCAAGGATACCACGGCTGGCCGGTAGAAAATTCCCGATGGACTGGAACGAAGTGTTCCTTCCTGCAGACAAGCTCGTTACAAGCTCGTAGATTATTCATCTTTAAACACAACAACAGACATGAACAGTTTGTTAGGCTTTTTGAGCTCCTCCAGAGTGGAGGAGGTTGTAGCACCAGCCCGCAAGGGTGGTGTGCGTAAGGAGTGGAATCCTGCTCCTTCTATCGTAGCTGTGCGTTTGTGGAAGAACGGAAGTATCTTCCCATCCCAGGCTGCTGTGGACAAATTTGATCTTGCTTACAAGAATGCGACCGTAAAGAAAGAACCCATCAAATTGAAAGAGGGTGAGGTCGCTGATCCGGAGAAACCCAAGTTCAAGAACACGTACTCGTTCCCTGACGGTAGTGGCTTTGGATTTGATTTGCTCGACAGCCGCTCGTGGAACGAGGTGAAGGCTGGCGAAGGTGCTATGCTCTTTGTAGCTGCAGTACCGAAAAGTGAAGGCAAGGTTGACCTGTTCAACACAGTAGCGTATGATGACGCTGGTGTGCCAAAGGTCACCGTGATGGAACAGGGCGCTCTTACATTCGGTCAGCAAGTGTTGCTGCCTGCAGTGGAAGCGGTGTATGGTGTGAAATTCAACCGTGATGAGGTTAAGGATGAAGCAGGTCGTGTAGCGGCAGCAGCCATTACTGACGGTGTGGATTTCGTTGACCTTGCCATCTTTGATAAGCTGGGCGACTTCGATATCACAGCAAAGTATTCCAAACCAATCATTTTCGCACCGAAACTGGTGAGCCGTGGCGCTGACAAAGGCAAGGCTGACTATGCTCGTCGTGAGAATGTGAAGGTATATGGTCTTGCTCCTGCTGAGCTTGTTATCGAAGGTTACGTGAAGCCATCAGGTGAAGCTGTAACTGAATCGTAAAATGACTTGCAGGTCTCTTACTAACCCATTATATTCGCAACCCCATTCTACAATTTCTAAACAGCATATACATGATACAAATTGGGATCAACAAAAGCGTCTACCTGGATAAAGCATCCGTGGACGAGAAGAATGTGCTGGAGTTATCATTCCTGGAATCAGACAAAGCATCATCCAGTGGCAACATGTTCCAGAACATTGCCAGTGATGATGTAGTTGAAGATGCTTCCCGTGGAATCCGCTTGTTTCCGCCGCTGCCTCCGAAGAAAGAGGACATCACGCAGCAGAAGAAAGTGGAACTGGTCAACTCCGACATTACTAAGACCAAGGGTATCCTCATGCACATCTTGCTCGGGTATTACACCCGTGAAGACCTGAAAGGTCTTTGGGCTGAAGTGTTTGCAGGGCTGCCTATCGATGAGAACAGTTACCCGACCAAGATCACTCAGAAGGAGATCCTGGAAGGCGTTCACAAGAACATGTCTCGTATCTTCCTGCAGAAGATAGCGCCATTCCTTGGCAATAAGGAACTCACGTTCCGGTTGCTACTGGTTCGCCAGTCCAAGGACAAGCACTATGCTACTTTCCGCGGTAAGTTTATCGAGGACAATCCATTCTATGAGTCCACTCAAGTACCGGAAGAAGCTTCCAAGTTGAAGTTCACTCCGTACGAGATCCAGGAAGGATTGGACAATGGTATACCAGTACCGAAGAGTGCTGCCGATGCGAAAGCTGCTGGCGGTACTGGAGGTGCTGCACCGCAGACTGTTCAAAACGTCTTTGGTAACGGCTAAGCTCTTTTTAGTATGGAACACTTACTGTTTACCAGTGAGGAAATATTAGAGCGTGTAGATGAATACACGCTCTATTGTTCCTACCTGGGTTATGAACCGCTGATCGGCGGTAAGTATTTATCTCCACTGAGATCAAGCATGGGGCGCTCCGAAGATACTGACCCATCTTTTGGGATCTATGAGCGGAAATATGGTAAAGGAACCCACGAATTCATGTGGAAAGATCAAGGACTTGGTGTTCATGGTGACATCTTCGACCTGGTACGTCACCTCTGTAAGTTGAGTACCCGTCGGGAGGCCATGGTCCAGGTTTTGATCGACGTGGGCATAGCCAAAGGTACAACTTCCAGACCAATTCTGGACACCCGTGAGAAGAAGTTCTACGGGTACGCCAGTATCGAGATCAAGTCCAAGACCTTTGACAGCAGGGAATTGAACTTCTGGGACCGGATAAATATCAAGCGGCCACTGCTTGATTGGTACTGCACAAAAGCGGTAGCCATCTACTGGCTATATACTGAACAATCCTGGCCCCGGTACCCCAAGGGGATAGGTTTCGCTTACCAGATCTGGGACAAGTACCAGCTTTATTTTCCATGGGAACAGAAGCGCAAGAAATTCCGTACCGACTGGACGGATGTATGCGTGCCAGGCTTCTTGCAACTCCAATACAACGCACCATTGCTGATCATCACCAAGAGCATGAAAGATGTCATGGTACTGCGCTCACTCGGGTACGAGGCAATATCTCCGAGGGGAGAGAACATCATGCTACCACCCGAATGTATCGAGTACATGAAACGCAAGTACCAGAAGATACTGGTATTGTTCGACAATGATGGCAAGCACAAGGGTGACGAGTATGAATTCGACAAGGTGTTTGTTCCCAAGCTATGGCCCAATGACAAGGATGTATCCGACTTTTGCTATAATCACGGAGCATACGAAACTTCAGAGATGCTCCGTTCAATCACACAATGATGGGTAAAGTATCCAAGAAAGAGTTCGATGCTCTGCTCGAGAAACGCTACAAGGGCAAGTATGTGAAGTTCTCTTATCCGGGATACAAGGATGTGTATGCACGCTGTGAGCGCATAGTTACCGGTGAACCTGGTACTCGTGATGATGGCACCATACTCATCTTCCTCAACGATAAGCGGTACTCTATCAGCCCAGAGATGCTCATTGAATGTCTCACACTTTTAAAACCAGACAATGGCAATACACCTGCAGGAGAGCAGTAACCTTCAGAAGGGACACCTGAAGACGATAGATGAATCGGGGATACGCATGATATTTGACACGCTGCAAAAGTATCAGTACTCGTTCCCGATAAAATCCACTGTGCGTGAGCTGCTGAGCAATGCAGTGGATAGTGTCTCAGAGAAAAAAGCAGCTATAGATATCCTGACCGGCAAAGCGAAAGTAGAGGACTACTTCGTGGAGCTGGAAGGAGATCTGTACAAAGATTCCAAGTTCGAGCCCGATTACTACGATCTGAACTGGTTACACCCGGACAACGCGGTGACGATGACCTACTACGTGGGTTCAGCGTTCGCCAAGGACAAGGTGGTATTCAGGGATCATGGCGTAGGACTGGGTGGCAAGCGGCTCGAGGGCTACTTCAAACTGGCCTTCAGTACCAAGAGGCTGAGCAAGCTACCGCTGGGTAAGTTCGGTCTTGGTGCAAAATCTCCACTTAGTGTGGGCATCGATTTCTACACGATGGAGAGCCGTTACAACGGCAAATTGTTCCGGTTCAATATCTATTCTTCCAAGGTCGATAGTATCATCCCGGAGGTGAACATGATCACTGGTGAACCTAACCCGTTCATCCTGTTCAATGCCGGTACTGAAGATGAGTACAAGGTGAACTACCTGCTCACCGAGGAGAAGAACAGTGTGACCGTTACCCTGGAAGCGAAGAAACACCACAAGCAGCAGTACATCGACGCTGTCAAAAGCCAGATGCTGTACTTCGGTGGTATGCAGATACGTGTTGATACCGGTGGCGTCATCGAGGATGTGCCCTACAAGGCCAATATCCTGTACGAGGATGACCTGATCGTTCTTAGCGACAACAACTACTATTCGAAGCCACATCTTCTCCTGAACAAGGTGAACTATGGCTATATCGCATGGGAGGAGCTGGAGCTGGAAGAGAAAAGCGGTAACATTGGTATCAAGGTAGCACCGGAAGATGTGGAGGTGAATCCGTCTCGCGAATCGGTACTGTGGACAGAGAAGACCAAGAACAAGGTACTGGCCCGTTTCAATGAAGTAGTGGACATCGCAGCATCTATGATACAGAAAGAGCTGCAGTCAACTGATTTCATGGCATGGCTCAAGACCTGTTACTCGGTCTACAACAAGTACTCGGAGTGGGGTGGTATCATTGGCCGGTTGAGCAAGATAGTAGACCTGAACAAAGCCCGCTTTAAGTTCGGCCCTGACCCGCGCATCATCTTTGATTCTGCAGATCCGCTGCCTGGTATCTTTATGAGAGAGGTAACGGTGATGGAAGAGAAAGATGCCAAAGGTGTGAAGAAGAAGAAGGTACTGAGACCAGACTTCGCCTCGTTCGGGCCACGGTTACAGCGGCCGATATACCTGATGAAACAGGGTGAACGTGCATCGAATCGCCGTGACAAATGGCTATTCAAACAGCATGGTAACACTCCATTTCTCATGGTACAGGAGCCTTACCTGACGCTTGAGCAAGCTGAGAAAGATGGCTTGTCCCAGGAGGAGCTTAAGAAACTCTACAAGGGCAAGACCACCGATAGGCAGGCATACTGGGAAGCGCTTACCAAGTCAGCAGGTGTGCAATGGTACGAAGACATCGAAGTACCGGAAGATTTCACTGGTAACGATGATGAGATAGAGGAAGTGGAAGCTGCGGAGGAATCCGTGGAAGAGGTAGCGCAAGCGAAGGTCGCCAAGATCACCGCTGCTGAGCGTCGCAAATCCAAAGGCCTTACACTCATCGCCACACCGGTCTGCACATCGCGCACGGTACTGGACAAGAATGCTGCAGGGCAGGATGTCACCAAGTACCGGGCATTTGATTACCGTAAGTTCGAGTTC